CTGAGTTTAACAAGTTTGGTGAAACATTAGTATCACTGGCATCATACCCACCATCTCTAGTTATCTCACAACCTTTTAATTGCATTGTGCCAGAGTTTGGGAAGTTGATAGGCTTGAAATCTATGAGTGGCGCAAGTGTTGGGAGGTCGCAGTTAATATCCGTTATGAATCTGGAGTTCATTTGAAACAACGTGCCTTCTTTGAATAGAGGCTCTGTCATCGTTCCAGCAAGTGCGCGAACGATTGAGGTTGTGATTCTGAAGCCGCCTAACCATGTACCATGAAGAGTTAAGGAAGGAGAGCCACCGAAACGCCCTGTGCCATCTTCTAGTCCTTGTCTGTATTCGTAAATATCACCCAAACTTGTGCAGTCAATATAGTTGACGCGCAACAACTCGAAAGCATTGAAGCCTGTCGCATCATAAAGTTCGTAGACTTTAGAACCTGCGCCATCTGCCGTGATCTTTAGATCTTTCATTAAAAGATTGCCACTGCCGATAGCGATGGATTCAGATACAAACATGGTGTAGGCATCCTCAGATGATACCAAACCCGAAACATCAAAAGTGTCTCCAATGATAGATAGTCCAGTTGTAGGAACCGTGATTGACTGGTTGCCCATGTTGATAATCCCATCTAGCTTGTAAACTTTCGTGCTGTCTAAAACTCCGCTCAAGTCTGCTGCTGTCTTAACTAAGACTATATATTCTTGGTGTAGTTCTTCTAGAGTCACCCCAGAGTTTTTGATACTGTTGCCGCCTGCGCCTAATACTATTTCATTGTCGTTCATTTATGTTTCTATTTGGGGGTTTCCGAGTTCGTCGAATTGGATGTTTCCTAGTGTGTCAGTAATGTAATTATCAAATAATACTGGGGGTAATAAACTAGGATTTAGAACACCAGTTATACCCCACGGGGATGATGTGTTAATACTCGATATATTTGGTATAAGATTCATTACTATACATTATTTAGTTGATCACACACATTATTTATAATGCGCATCATTTTGATAAATATTAATATGTCAAATTATGAACATACAGATGACCCAAAATCATTCAAACAAGAACTCACCACAACTTTCACACAATTGAGTGCTCACGCATGTAGCGAGGTGTTAATTCTCAATAGGGCTGGAGGCAGCATTATGGTATTTGATAATAATAATTTTGGTGCAGATAATCGCATCCTTCTATTAAATGGAGAGAGTATCATACTTCGTGGACTCAATAACTCTAATGAAGTAAGTGCTCAGACGTTAACTGCTACAGGTGATATCTACTATAGAGCAAATTACTTTAGTAACACGCCTTCACGTTAAAGGAAATACTTTTCCATTGCTGGATCATATTCTTCCCAACCAGAGTCTAATCCTTCAACACCGCCAGCTACTGGAACCCATCCTGCATCAACCATTGATTCATACTCAGTGTCAGATTCTGACGATTGTGTAAACATCACTGGCTGCACTGTAGGGTCTGATGTTCCATCCAAATCATTGTATAAAGAATTACTGACCATATAATCACCAAGTCCCATATCAATATCCGTTATTTCTAGAGGTTTTCCGTGATCATCCAACTTCTCGATTTCGAAGTATTCTTCAGTAATTTCATTATGTAGTATCATCAATGCCCATATCACAGACATAACTCTATCATCGTGTTTACCTTCTTCAGCTTTCCATGATCCATTCTTAGATCTGGCGAATGTTTTGAATTCTTCCAGAGTCTCAATATCTCTAAATGTAACTGCTCGTAATTCATTGATATAATATCTCTGATTGACAACACCCTTATATTTTGAGTTCTGGTTAGCTCTAATACCCATTGTACCAGCAGTACCTTTTGCATTTGCAGAATCTGCACCCCATGCAACTAATTTAGGGTATTTGTAATCGTAAAATAGACGCTCTACGACACCTACACCAGCAGCATTACGCTCAACTAGTGCTGGTGGTAGACCCCACTGTTCAAGGATCTCGTAGCATACATCAGCGAACTCATATGGAGATATTCTATTGTTGTGATATATGGCGACCTGTTCAATTTCCCTAAGATCTGTAATATCGAAAATTTGTATAACTGAAGCGTCTCTACCAACACCTTCAGCAATGTCTACGCCAGCAACATATAATCTATCTTGAGGTGCTGCACTTTTCCAGACTTTATAACAGTCATCCATGAAGAAACCTTTTGGTGGTAAACATTTCATCTTCATCTCTGCAAATAGTTCTTCATTCAATGTAGAGGACCCATCATCAAGGAATGTATTATCAAATTCTTGTAAAAATGATCTTAGACTTCCAAGAGCTGCAATTTGTTCTTCTCTCCATTCTTCATCACGTCCTGGGATATCATTCCATTCTATTCGATGAGGGTAGAAGCCATTTGTACCTGCAAGCGCATCTGCATAAAGTTTGTAGAAGAGATTACCTTTTCCATTTGGAGTGGATGCAACAACTACTTTTGATTTACTTGATCTTGAAATTGTTGGATATACAGCCTTCCAGAATTCATCAACAATGTGAGAATCGAGGAATGCCATCTCGTCAATAATCAACATGTTAAGTGATTTACCACGAATAGCGTTTGTTGTTGTGGCTGTGATACCAATAGATGAACCATTCCCAAATGTAGCAGATGTTTTCTGATATTCTACTGTGGCTGGCTTCAACCAGTTGGGAAGTTCTTCATATGCAAGACGAACACGTTTAAATATCTCCGCAGCAGTTGCTTCTTTGTTCGCAGCAATGATGATTGATTTATGATTGAAGAAACATGCTTCATGTAGTGCTGCAATAGTCATCAAGGTTGTATTTGAGGTAGGGATATGAGTTTTTCCCACCAAATATAAACTATCTGGAGAATCAACTGTAATACAACGCATTGGCACAGATTTACATGGTCTTATATCTTTAATATAATGCCATTGATTTCTTTTATTGTTTTCTGGATATGTTATGTCGTTGACCTCTATACGATCTGATTTATGGGATAAATATGCCACTTTCTCTCTTGGGTAGAATGAGACGTAAGAACACATTCCATATTCCTTATCCCCTATCTTAGCCATCTTTTGTCTAAATGTTGCCTTATATCCTAATGTGATGGCAAGTTCTTGTACTTGCCTAGCAAGCATTTCATTCATTTGAGAGAATACACATTCTCCTCTTGGCGATACATCTCCATCAGAATCAATAAGACCTCTCATTAATTCTAAGCGTTGATCTCTTGAAGCAAGAAGATATATGTCTGGAATATGTTTATTATTATATAGATTTTCCTCCTTTAATAATGTAATCCGCGGTAGTAGAGTTTTATCATGTTTGGACGATAATCTAATAATACCACATCTATCAGGAGACGTTTTCCCTTTATATACATTTAGGTGAGGATTTCTCTCAGACAACATCAATAATTGTTCATCTATGTGTATATTATCTACGGAGATTGACATGCCATCTGAATTTCCATCCCCCAACCATAATCCAAAGGTATATGGTTCTATTGGTAGGGAGTCATCATAAACCCCAGACACCCCATTAACACATGATGGTATTCTATAGAATGGTTCAGGATTCTTGGTATTGGTCATGAAATTTGAGAACATTTCTTCTGTAGTATATTTCTCTCCACGATATGTATATAATTCCTCTTCTGTTGGTGTGGAACCCTTTCTCCTAATCCATCTAAGTTTTTCTCTATGTGTTTTTGTCTGAGCAAACCATAAATGTTCTGAACAAGCTTTCATAACAACACCATTATCAAATTCAATTTCATATGTCGGAGAATCTTCTACGATGTCCCACGCTTTAACAACATTGCACGGATTTCCATCTTGACCATAGATCACATCTCCATCTTTAAGATCTCCATTCCTAAGATATCCAGATGGTGATGGTATAAGTTCATCACAATCTAAACGCTTACCAGCCTGACGAGGACTTAGGAGAATATTGAATCTATTATCATTACAACCTGCAAGGATCTTCTTCTGAACATCATATAGATTGATATTTACCTTACCTTCATCAGGATCAATGATGTAGAAATAGTTCTCTGCAAAATATAACATGGAAGCTTTACACTTCTCAATCTCTTCATATTGTTCGGGTGTATATTCGAAGGTAGCATCTATTGTAGGGAGATGCTTATTACCCATATATCCTTGTTCAGCCATAATCTATTTTCTCATTTCTACCACGTAACCTTTTTTGGTTAGAAGTTTATATGTAGTAGTTGATCCAGACTCATAGATTCCAATTATCTTATAGTCTTCAACAGTATCAAAAAATCCCGCAGTATCTATATTTAGAGGAATTTTGAAATAATTTGTGTTTCCATTACTATATGTAATAAGAGCTTGTATGATTGTTGATAGAGAACTAGCCTCTGAATGAGGGTATATTACATGGTCATATAGTTGTCTAGCGAACGCAGATTCCTTCCCTCCGACAATACTCGGTATGACATTATTTGAGCCTAATATTTCACTAGCCTCAAACTCTTCAATAATCCCATCACCCCAGTCAATAACTAATGTGGTTGGTGGTATAGTCTCGTCAATACCACTCAAAGATATCCCAACAGTAGTGATATCATTTAAAGATATCTCTGGAAGTGTTTCTACATGGTTTGAGGAATTAGATGATAGTAATATTGTGTAAGTATTCATTAGATGATTAATATACCTCCTTGTGTTGATAATGGGGAGGATGATAATGTTATAGTTGTCGCAACTGACTGATAATCAGCGAAGAACATGGAATTCATACTATCGGTCGGTTTGTGAAGTTCATACTCAATGAAATCCACATCTGGGTATAAATTAAATTTATAATCGTGTAGATGGGGCATTCCATTCAAATCTTTTAGTAATGTAGTTAACGTAAATCTATTTGTGTGGGGAGAGAAGTTCATGTACACATCTGAGCAGTTGATATATTTAGTGGAAGTTTGTAATACTTCGAACTCATCTACATTTGATGAATTTAATGGGAATATCAATTCATTTGTGTTGCTAGGTATATTGTATTTAAATATAATAGGAACTGCTGAGAAATCGTTACCACTTATCTCGGTTGAGTTGGTGCTTAATGTGGAAAAATATACATCTCCTCCAAGTCTGAAGGTATTTGACAATTTATCAAACTCCCCAACATTCTCTCTTAATACAACTGGTGTAGTTCCACCCAAAATAAACGTGTCATCTATGGATAGGCTAATCTTATCGATTATTAGATAATTTCTAGTCTTGATGAATATAGTATCACTATAGATACTGAAATCAACCACATCGTTCGCAATTTCAACTGATGGGGCATATACCACATCTCCATTGTCTTTAACGATCTCAGTCATGCCAGTATCTTCTCCTTGATTACCATAAGAGTAATTAACTACTGTTGAAGGATATCTTGAAACATAGTTTGTGAATATATCGGTAAATCTGTGAACCTCACCATCTTTGATGGTTTTTATCCACAACACACCCCCAGTTTCTTTACGGATAAATAATTCATCAGTAGGGTTGGATGAGGTAGACTCATACGTGGTGACTGCCTCACTCGCAGGTATATATAGATAATCTGGCTCGAATTCGATTAGACCTGATCCTATTTCAGTATTAATATCTACGAACCCAAATTTATCAAGTATCCATCCACCATCATACACATTAACATTATTAGTTGGAGTATTTCTTGGAGATATGGTTAGATCACCATCCAATCCAGATAGAGGCACTATTCGTGTGCCTCCAGTTAATTCTGTATATGAGGAAACGCCTCCCTCTGCCACAGTGTCGTAATATGTACTTGCTGTTATTGGACCATTGACAGGTGTTGTTGGATCATCTGACGATACCAATTCCACTAAGGGATTCCCTAAACTATCTACGAATGAAATACCATCCAATATAACCTCGTTTATCACTAATACTGGATCAGTGGGGTCTATTGGTTGGTTGTCATCCTTGAATGTCAAAAAGTTTAATGTATAGTGTCCAGATAGAGGATCGAAATCTTCTGTTAATGAGGATAATCCAGACCTATGCAGTTCATCATATGTCAATATATCAGATACACTATAATCAAATGAAGAACCTTCTGTAAAAAGAGTATCATAATAGGCATAACCATCCAATATTAGATTTTTTGTGATTGGGGTATTTGAAAACGAATCTTCGAAGGATTTTGTGAAATCCTGTGAATTTGATAATAGGGAGAACATGTTTCCATATATATCATACTTTGAATCTTTGACTGCTCCCTCGTTGAAAAGATTATCGACAAATTTCTTCGTCTCTGGGGTGATATTAGATGTATATCCATGTGTTGATATATCCATCTTACCGAGTATTGGCTCATCTGCTATTAATCCAGATGTGCCATTCCTTTTAACAAAATTTAAATCAAAAAAGAATGAGAGTACAGGATTAGCGTTTCCTGTCACATTTGGATCTGGGAAATAATATATTGAATCTGGTAATAGTTTACTAGTGTCTACTTCATAGCTATTAGTTTTACCCTCCACAAATAGTAGAGATGTGTTGGATGGTCGGAAGAACCCCATTTCTTCAACTGTATCGAATATAGTTGGAGCTGTTGCTACATTAGTAGGATTATATATATTTTGGTAGTCATTATAATCGTTCACACCCTTATCAAAAAGTGCTCCTGATACATACTCAGTACCTGTTGAGTTTGTGCTAAGATAATGAAACTCTGTTCCAATATACTTCTTAGACATCGATCTCTGATTATCTAACAAATCATCAACTTCTTTCAGACTTTTTAGCTCGTCCGACATATCGCCAAATAATTCTTCAATTATTACCGAATTATCTTTTAGGAAAATATCTGCTCCATAATCAAGACTCTTGGCATCATAGACAGCAGCATCGTAGGGAAGATTGAATGAATAGTCGTTAGTGTATAGTTCACGAATATCGACGAATATTTTCTCCTTGATCCTTTCAACATCATATATGATACGAGAATCTTGCACGTTTTCGATATAATTTATTATATTTTCAATTATAGCTCGTTCAAGACCAAACGAAGTCCCCTTTATCTTTCTCTCAGTTATTCCATTCTTAATCAACTCTCGTTGATTATTGTAGTACCCCACAATTTCTTTCAACTTGCGTGTGAATATTGGTGTTGCTAATTCCAATTCGAGGGGGTTGGTGTAATCTAAATTGCTTAGATATTCTCTCTCTTCAATCGTGGTATAGTTTATAGATAGATCTTTGATAAAATCTCTATACAGTTGAGTAATAATCACCTTTGAATCCACCGACGAAGTTTGTGTGGTAGTAGCCCAAGCCTTTAGATAGAAACTATAATAATTTTTAATAGTTTCTGGTTCAAAGGTTACTTTGATTAACTTAATGAATTCTAGGAACCCAAATGGGGAATGTTGATCTAAAACATCAACATCCTTAACATTTTGGTTTGTTATTGATCTTGATACTGGAGGGTATCCTATTTGACTGGCTTGTGACATCGATTATATTTATTGTAATAATATGATTATTCAACAACTCTTGTTGATAAAACATCAGTTAATGTATCGTACATGATTACATCGAACAAATTGTATTGACCTTCCTTCTTAGACTTGAACTCATCGTGTGATACACTTGTCTGTTCAAACTCGAAATTAATGTTTCCTCCAAGAATGGTATCATCGTATTCTGGAGTAAACTCAAAGAATCTATAGAATTTAGGAATATCGTCCAAAGTGTTAGAATCGTTTAGTACCAACCCCCATCCGAAATCCTCATTATATGAACTTAGTGGATATTGAGAAGCACTCAATGATTCAGTTGGTTGGTAAGTATTCAATCTCATGTATTCTCCACTGAATTTCTCTAACGCTACAATATCTATACCCGCAGAGCATTCATAGGTATATAAGTCGATCTCATCACCCAAATTTTTACCATAAGTCAATCTGTCTGTATGTCCTCTAGAATCGAAATTCTCTTGGAATTTATTCTTATACCCAATTAAACCTCCATCATCTATAGAGAACATATTAACGTGTCTTGATATGGTATCTGGAAAATTCATAATGCTAGAATCAAATACGTTGATTGTTTTACCAACCATATTATTAGCAGAGTTGAGTGCGAATATATCACACTTATCAACATTCACATTATTATCCACGAAGTTTGTTATTTTTTCGTGGGTTTTTACCCCGAAATTATTATTAACATCCCCGCCAGCGTCCCCCATAATAGATCCGATGAATTCATCAAATAATACTGGTTGATTTAGCATAGACTCTTGGAAAGTGAGGCTTTTGATAGTTTCTATAGGTGAAAATTCTTCGCCATATTTATAAAGTTTGTAGGGATTCTCATTATATACTCTAAGCTCGACATGTTCTCCCGATACACTGGCAGATGACATATTATATCCTGATATAGTAATATCCGCATATTCCCCACTAAGTTGATTAAACTTTAAAGTATATCTATGTGCCCACACATTTTCAGTATCAATTGCTCCACTTAGAGGAACCTGAGTGAGTTCATATAACTCAACAGGAACTGCGCCACCAGCAGAGTATGATATAACGATTTCTGGTGTAAATTCTAGAGGATTAGATACCGCGCCAATGTCTGCTGGATTCCCCCCGACATCATATAACTCATCTACATATTTTATAGTGTATGGGAAATTAGGGTTTCTGCCAGTTACCATAAATTGGAATGGGGTGTTAATGTACTTGATATCAGATACTTGGAATGTGTCAACGCCCAGACCCTCACCTAACATGCCATTAGATGATATCCCGATGGTTACATCCCCATCAGACTCATATGCTAATGAATTATATACATTTATCCCTATTTTTAAGAATGTTGTATTATGTACGTTTGACTCTACTCCATAGGACTCACTGAATACATATTGATCATTGTCATAATATAGAGACAGTGTTAGATCTTCTTGAGGTGTGTCGTGACTAAGATAGACATCTTGTGATGCGGTCATCCCTGCATAGAATGAGGAATCTACGAATTCGCTAGATTGTACAACCTCGCCTGAATCGTCCATAATCACATAAACTGGATCATATACAAATTCGATATAATCAACCTTATCGTATTGATGGGTTGCTAAAATATTATTATATATCTTCTTGTGTAGTGTGTAGAATAGGTCTAAATGCGCATACGGAGTGCTCTTTATGTCTCTCCATGCTTTACAATCTTCGCTATTGTCAATATGATAATTAACATTGATTGCCGTTTGATAATGGGGTACAGTTGTTGTGATGGTGAGAGCGTCTGATATAATAGCAGCAGATAATGTTTCTATGGAAGTAGTATCTCCAGTAGTGAAATTGAGTGGTATAAAATCAAGTATAACCACCTCCTGTGTGTATGTGGAGTATATCACCTTATTGCCACAACCATACACCACAAGCTGAACCAAATAGCTTCCAGCCCTATCGTAGTGCTTTATGGGAGAGAAATCATTGGAAGTGGTTCCATCACCAAATATCCATTCGATATTGCCTCTATATTTCTCATTAGCGTTTGGGATAAATTTTAAAAACGTTTGTTCGAAGCTATACGCACTTAACGTAGGTGATCCTGTGTGATCCTCTACCTCAAATGTGATTAAGTCTATATTTATACCTTCTGTTTGTTGGTCTGTGTTACTCATCTACAATCTCAATTTTATTAATTAGTGCGTTTGGTGCATATAGGTATGGGAATTTGAAGAAGTCTAATGTGGTGGTCTGATTCAATAGATTTATGTCAGATCCTTCAAAAACTGGATTCCATGTGATGAAGCTCAAACCTTCAAACGTGATAGATTCGTCAGTATTTGTAGTTACTATTTTCTTAACCCCCTCCAATGATAATATAGAGGATACCAAATCGGTTAATTGAATTGTACCTCCTAAAGTATTATTAGATGATTTAAAAAACTCCGTTATTAGGTTATATATACTACCTTTTAGGTTTTCTTTGGAAATTTTGTTGTTCCTCTCTCTAGTCACCCTAATCACTGAGTAGTCCTTACTAGTCGTATCATCAGCAACGTTGGTAAACCCAACATCGAATGCTATATAGATGGGATCTCTTGGAACAACCTCATGGCTAAGTATCTTCTTATCTAAAGAAGATGTCTTTATGACAGATTTGAAGTTGTTGCTAAGAAATTCGGGGTATTGTCCATCCACAGTGTTTGTGAATGCTGGTACACAGAACACGTTCACATTATTATAGTCGCATGAGTCTGCATAATTGACTTGGTTCAATAAAACTCTATTGACTTTATTTGGATCTACACATATGTCATAGAAGTATTGTATGTAAGAGGCTTGGAATGTGGTATTATCGACAACCTTAACATCGTTTAGGACTGATGGCATAGTCTTCTTGTAAAATGCTTCATAGTCTTCAGTTGTTACTAATCGTAGTTGGTTGCTTAAGAATAGAGATGCATTATCACGAATATCATCCACACCTTCTTCATCAGAAGGTACTGTTGAATTTGTCGTATTGTTGAATAATATATTGTTTGATATGGTGTTATCAATTGATATATCATTATCGAGATTGATATCATCATATATCTCAGTGAATCTGGATGTGTTGTATTGAAAGATTTTCTTGCCACTTAGTGCATTCTTACTAATTATGCCCTTTTGGTTGTCACTGAGAATATAGTATATAGCAACTTCATCATCTGTAGATAATTGTCTACCAAATGTGCCATTACCAAACTTGATTACATAGTGACCATGTTCGTTCAACCTAATTTCATAACTGCGTCCTTTAATCTCAGATAGGTATAGGGAATCCACTTCATCATATTGTCTCCATGCACCAGTCTCCTTCTCCTTAACATATACAACTACGCTACCGTGGGATATGAACCTATCATCAGCATTATCTACTATATTATCAACAGCTATAGTCACCTTCTCGAATGTTTCTCCTTCAGCAACATATGTTGGATATTCTCCAATCTTACCCTGTTGCAAAATAGTATTATTTGATACGCTATCTATATATTGCTCCCCTGTCGCGGTTTTCTCAAAGGATACATCATCCTCTAAAGTGTATTGAATATTATCAATAAGGAAATATGAAAATTTTCGAAGCTTATACGCCCCGATATCCAATGAAGCCTTGGCTGTAGCCTCTAGCGGTATAATTGATGTCTGCTTACCTGTTGGTTTATAGTCAATCAACTTCACGATATTATTCATGTTCTCGTATAGAGAAGATTGGGAGAATAAACTTTCTGATGATGTTTGGTTTAGGTAGAATAGAAGGGTGTGGTTATAATACCCCAATATTTCAATTATTGCGTTTAGGTTACTACCTGCATATACTTGATCGGTAAAGTCAGTGTTGTTACTGAGCTGTTCGATCATAAAATCCCTCAATGAAATTGCATCGAAGTTCGCATACGCATTCTGAGGTAATTTATATTCTAAAGATTGATTTTCTATACTCATTGGATCTATTTAATGTTAAATGACGGCATATCCAGCAGAATTCAATTTACTTTTGATTGATAGACCATATATGTTCAAAGTTGGTATGTTTAGCTGCATTACGATGTATATTTCGTTTTTGTCAGGATCAGCAGATACCAACACTTCATCTACAGTCACTCTAGGTTCAAATCTAGGTAATTCTCGAAGAATATCTGATTCAATTGCGAATAATGTGGAATCGTTGATAGGTTCGAACAAATAACTCCTCAGATCGACCCCATATTCAGGTTCTAATATCTTTTCCCCCTTAGCTGTGGTGAATGCTGTTCCAATACTCACTAATATTGATTCTTTGTCGTACTGCGCCTGCACATCCTCCAATTTCTGAGATTGGTTGAGGTGTGCAGAAAAACGAGTCTGATTGTTTAAATCAAGAAGAATATCTTTGTATAAAAAATCAGACTCGATGCTTTTTTCGGTCTTTTTTGACTTACTGATAGATTTAATTTTGATTGCCATCAGTAGTATTTAGGAGTTTGGTTAAATCTATACTCTCTTAGTAATTTTTTTATTGGCTTTGAGGCTTTCACACACTTGCATCAGATCTAGAGTCATATCATCTACATCTAGGTTATGAATATTAGACATATAGCTTTCCGCGATTGAATCAAATGATTCTTCCAATTCATATGGAATCTGAGCCTTACCAAATAAGTTATTTGGATCTCTTGTATATGCCAAGGATTTTATGTGTTTGATGTGGTGGGGTTGCAACCTACCATCTGATTCTGATCCTGCTCCACCCATCACATCAGCGTTCTTTAAAAACGAAACTATGTTATTCATAGCATCATTGTGATCTTTGGGGCTATTGTAATAGTCCTCATAGTCTAGTAATATATCTTCGAGGGATATACTGGCTAATACTGCTTCTTTTCCTAATAGAGCATCAAATTCTGCATTCATCTCCTCTGCCTTTGCAGTTAAATCCTCACTATCACGAATTGCTTTCTTTGCTACCCCACTAGGTTTAGCTGATCTCCCCTTAATACCCAGAGCACTAGTTAACGCTTTATTGCTTTTTTTATCAACAATAGATTGTTTAAGTTTATCTAATCGACCTTTTGCTTTTCCAGAGTTGTTGATGATTTTACCATATAGACTAGTTACAAAATTTTCCGCATTGAATCTGTTCATCACCCTTGAAATACCATTCATGCTGCCACTATCTTCAGTATTCCATAGATAATCTTTAAATGAATCTAATTTGTCTTTAACGTCTTCTTTAGATAATTTCATAATCCAATTAAGTGGATTTCTAGAATCTTCATACTCATATTCAAGAATGTTTCTGATGATAGGTGTCATACTGGATGGGTCGGAACTTAGGTATTTAAACAACTCTTTATTATCCATGTTCTCCAGTTTATCCATTATACCAGCATGTCTATCCAACTCTGCTTGAACCATTGCAGCTTCTCCATCATCAAGCCCTTCTAAACTTCCACCTAATGCTAAAGCATTCTTGGCAGAATCGCTTAACTCCATGTTATCAATATCATCTTCTAATGTACTTGCCAGTTCAGAAGTCATGTTATCAACTGCTTTGGAAATTTCTTCCTGTAGATAAGTCCAGTGAGTATTTAGGAGAATATCATAATTTCTCTCCCAGTGGTTTTTTGAAATATTATCCGCAGTAGATTGCATTGCTCCGTCTACACTAGCTCCCAATGCATCCA